AGGTTCTTGTACTTAAGGTCTTATAAATGTACTGAGTTCTTGTTATCTAAGCCCGCACTCTACCACAACCGCACAGAAATGTCAAGACCCCCCAAGTATTTCCAAACCCCCACACATTTCCCAGAATACATAAGCAATTCAAATAAATACTCCCAACCCCATTGACAGTTTCCTCTCAGCATCTTATAGTATTCACATACACATCAGGAGAGCAATTATGTCAGTTGCGTATCACCAGGCACAGAAAGTTAAGTATCGTGTCACCTTAGATCTTGAGGTGTTTAGTGATTTCGATCCACATCAAATGGACTGGGATAAAGTATTCAAGTTAGAACCTGCTGAGAAGTGTTCTGCATATGTTGAAGACCTTAGCACTCCTGATCGATGGTAATTTGATGGGTTTTTATGTCAAATAAGGGGTAAAAGTTTTGTCCCAAAACCCTATACATAATGCAGGTATTTTGGGACAAAACTATGAGACCTAAAAACTACACATTTCTGGGCAAAACAGACAGAATGCGCGTGCCTTATGTTAAACACTTTAGTACAGTGCTAAATGAGTTAAATCGTATCGCAGAGTTAGGTCACGACCCCACAGAATACTTGGACGAGTTTATAGACCGTTTGCAGTTGGTTGAATGAAACAGGGGGCCCCTAAAGTGTTCCTACAGTGTAAGGACAACTCACCACTTCACTAAATGACTACCACTCTCGAAACTACCTACAACGGTTATGCTAACTACGAGACCTGGAATGTATCACTGTGGATTCAAAATGATGAGGGTCTTTATGATGCTGCCCGTAACTGCACTAACTATCAGGAACTCGTGAGTCTTCTGTATGATTGTGGTTCCACAGAAACCCCTGATGGTGTTAAGTGGGACGATGCAAAGATCGACGGCATTGAGATTAACGAAATGCTGAAAGATCTCTAAGATTCTTATACCTTAAGTCCTGAGCAAGACTATAAACTACTCACTAACAGTTCTCAACACTTTTCTTTGTTATTATGTCCAAGCAAGTTCTCATCTCCCTGCTGTCCAAAGGTAACACTGGCAATGAGATTCTTTCAATCCTTGATGCACTTACCTCTGAGACAGTGAGTGATAATGAGCAAGCAAATGTGCCGACACTTGATGTAATCGAATTCTGATGATATTCGGGGAGCATTCTTGACAGTTTGCTCCCCTTATGTTAGACTCTTATTCGTATTCGTTTTCGCAGTTAATTAGGGGTTTATGTTAAGTCCCCTGCGGGCGTAACGGGGGGGGGGTCGTATAAAAATCGATAACTACCCTAACCTACAGAGGTGACAATTCGACCTTTAAATATCATCCTCATAAAAAATTTCCGGAAGTATGAGAAGACGTAAAAACCCCTATTGGAATTTCTGGAAAGTTGTCTTTGCGGGTTGGTTAATAAGATATCCTCGGCAGTGCTTTACGATCTTCGCAGGCACTATCGGGTTTTTATTTGTTTTGATATATAATGCAGTTAATTAATCCAAAATACACAAAAAAATTTTCCAAGAAATTTTTTCTATAAAAGGGTCTTGGAAAGTTTTTGAAATTTATGGAAGAACTTATGGAAAAGATATATCACATTTATGCAAAGGATAAGTGTTTATTTCATTCTATCAAAGAAGAGGAATTCCAAACAACTTGGAATACTTTGAAAAATATGGTAGGCATTATGAAGACTGATTATTCTGTGGATGATTTGTCTTATGAGGAGCTTATGGTGAACCGGAAAGTCTCTTTAGATAGCTCTCATTGACAAGGCATATATAGACTGTTAAAATTTGAACTGAAAGTTTATTTCTCTTATGGCAAAAGGATTTACTGTTAAGGCTGCTGCACCTAAAGTTAAAGAAGCAGAGTGGGATTATGATTCAATTAAAGAAAGGATGCGAGGGAAGAGTATTGTATTCTGTCTTCCTGGACGTGGGTGTTCATTTATCTTTTTGAAAGCATTTGTTCAACTTTGTTTTGATCTCGTTCAAAATGGAATGAGTATTCAAATTTCTCAAGATTATAGTTCGATGGTGAACTTTGCACGTTGTAAGTGTCTTGGTGCAAATGTTCTTCGTGGACCAAAACAAATTCCTTGGGATGGTAAGTTGCAATATGATTATCAACTCTGGATTGATAGTGATATTGTATTTGATACAAATAAGTTCTGGCAACTTTGCGATCTTTCACTGAATGAAAATGGTGAAGAAAAGGAAGTCGTTGCTGGTTGGTATGCTACTGAAGATGGACACACAACATCTGTTGCCCATTGGTTGGAAGAAGATGACTTCCGTAAGAATGGTGGAGTTATGAATCATGAAACTGTTGAATCGATTAGTAAGCGTCGTAAACCATTCACTGTTGATTATACAGGATTTGGATGGGTTATGATTAAGAATGGTGTTTTTGAGAATCTTGAGTACCCTTGGTTTGCTCCTAAGATGCAAGTCTTTGAATCTGGTGCAGTTCAAGATATGTGTGGTGAAGATGTATCATTCTGTCTTGATGCTAAAGAAGCAGGATTTGAGATTTGGTGTGATCCACGGATTCGTGTTGGACATGAAAAAACTCGTGTAATCTAATGACTTTTAATATCTTATACAAAGGACGTAAGATATATCAAAACCTCAGTCATGAAGAATGTACTGAGGTTCTTGACGAACTCTCCTCAAAGTACTATACTGATGAGGAATTTGATGTTGAACAACTTGAACTGGAGGAAATCTAATGGCTAAAGGTGGATCAAATAAAACTGTTTTCGAACCAGGGGCACCTAAAAAGACTCGTCAAGGGCGTAGTCCTCGCACACTACTCTCTGCAACCTCTCGTAATGGTCGAAAGAAGAAGTATCGTGGTCAGGGTAAATAGTTAAAGTTAAATAAAAGTTCTTCATGGCAGCACTAATTTGCAATTTACCATCCATTGAAGTATGGGTGCGTAAAGAATATCTAACTGATCATCAAAGTGGCCATGGTGAATTTGTAAAGGGCGTCTGGGTGTCGTGTAAATCGATACCTGGACGTGCTTTTTATTTTGAGACATACTTACCAGAGTATGCTGCAATGTACGATAAGCTGCCCATCAGTGCCTTTGTAGCACGTCCTGAGACCCCTTCACCTGATATGAACTTACCCAACCTACAATTCTGGAATTGTATGGATTATGGTGTAGTATCAATTCATAAACAATTCATTGGAAGTATGGACTTTGAGTGCTATACACGAGATCATGGCACTCAAAAAGGCACTTATATCTGTACCATTGACAATTATCATCAAGATTGTGATGTCATTGATTATGCAACTAGTGAAAATCCTGCTGAACATAAGTCACACAACCTTATTGAACTTGACAATGGTCAGTATGCACTATATCCCAACAATAGATTACGTATTTTTGACAATAGTTTGACTCCTGTTGAACCAAAAATGCCTGATTTTAAGGTGTCAACTAGGATTTATGAGGTAGAGTGTGGTTTTGATCGTCTTGGAATGGGTCGTGAAGACGAATATTTCTGGAAAACTGCTAAAGAACGGGATAGCAACCCCGTAAAAAGTTCTGTTCAACCCCTAAAAGAGGAGAAAACAGATGGCAAACAACCCGAATCCGGACAGGAATACTGATTATATGCACGAAATGTGGGGTACAACCCATTTAATTACTGATTATGGAGTCAATCCTCAGAAAAAAATGCTTCGTGAAATTGCAAATGATGATATGACACCTAAAAAACACGATTTTGCTCAACAAAACGAACTTCATTCAAGAATTCGCAATGATGAGGATTATGATGACTGGGAGTATGGAACTGAACCTCTTTATGAATTCCAAAAACCCGAATAAATAAGATAGATTTATTCATTTTTATGCCTGTAGAACGGCTAAGTAAAGATTTTAAAGACCTGAGCATGTCTTTTCAGGTCAATCCAATCAATTATGATCTAATTGCTCTCAAAAATGAGAATGCAATTGCTCGTTCTATTCGCAATTTGGTTCTTACTTACCCTGGTGAAAGATTTTTTAATGAAAATTTAGGGTCTAAAGTAAGTCGTTCTTTGTTTGAGAACATTGATGAGGTATCTGCATCAGTGATTAAAGACGAAATTGAGAGTACAATCAATAATTATGAACCTAGAGTTGATTTGATTGATGTAATTGTCGATCCTGACTATGACAATAACAACTTTAACGTGACTGTTAATTACTATATTATTGGAATTGATGTTCTTCCACAACAGTTATCATTCGTATTACAGCCAACACGATAATGGCATTAGTAAATTTCACCAACCTGGATTTCGATCAGATAAAAACTTCGATTAGAGATTATCTCAGATCGAATTCTAATTTTACTGATTACGACTTTGAAGGATCCAATCTTTCAACGTTAATTGATGTTCTTGCATATAACACATATATTTCCTCATACAATGCTAACATGGTTAGTAATGAGGTCTTTATTGATAGTGCTACATTAAGAGAAAATGTAGTTTCTTTAGCAAGAAATATTGGTTACGTTCCAAGATCAAGAACTGCATCTAGAGCTATTATATCATTTTTCGTAGACACTACGGGATTTTCAACAAATCCAATTACATTAACGATTAAAAAGGGAACAGTTTGTACATCATCTTCATCTTTTGGTGCTGAAAGTTATACTTTTGCAATACCACAAGATGTAACGACACCGGTTGTTAATGGGATTGCATCATTCGATAATGTAGAAGTTTATGAGGGAACTTTTTTAACATCAAACTTTACAGTTCAGGTGGAAAATCCAGCACCACCACAAAGATATATTTTAGAAAATGCAAATATAGATACCTCCACAATTTCAGTAACTGTAAGAGATACTCAATCTAGCACCTCTTCAAAAAAATTCATTTTATCTGATAGTTTGTTTGAAGTTATTTCAACATCAAGAGTTTTCTTCATTCAAGAAATAGAAGATCAAAGATATGAGTTAATTTTTGGTGATGGTATATTTGGTGAAAAACTACAATCTCAAAATTTTATTGAAACCTCTTACATTTCTACCAATGGAGAACTTGGAAATGGAATTTCTTCATTTACTTTTAATGGAAGAATAGTAGATAACAATAACAATCTAGTTTCGAATGGAATTTCTCTAATCACGACTGTTTCTCCATCTCAAGGTGGAAATGAGATAGAATCTGTCAGTTCGATTAAAAATTATGCACCTAGAATATATTCATCATATAACAGGGCGGTGACTGCAGCAGATTATGAAGCATTGATTCCAAAAATTTATCCAGAAACTCAATCAGTTTCAGTATTTGGTGGAGAAGATTTAACACCTCCACAATATGGTAAAGTTTTTATCACAATAAAACCATTTTATGGACCTTTTGTTCCAAACTCAATAAAAGATAATTTAAAAAATAAGTTAAGAAGATATGGTGTTGCTGGAATTGTACCAGAAATTCTAGATTTGAAGTATCTTTATATTGAATGTGACTCTACTGTATATTATAACACAAATCTTGCTCCAAATTCTGATTTTGTAAAAACAATTGTTTCAAATAATATTAATAACTATGCAAATTCTACAGAATTAAATAAGTATGGATCTAGATTTAAGTATAGTAAATATCAAGCAATTATTGATAATAGCCATGAGTCTGTGACCTCAAACATTACAAAAATTCAAATGAGAAGAGACTTGAGAGCAAGTCTTAATCAATTTGCAAACTATGAAATTTGTTTTGGTAACGAGTTTCACATTAAAAACATAAATGGATACAATATAAAGTCATCAGGATTTAAAGTTTCTGGTATTGCTGATACTTTATACATGTCAGATATACCAAATCAAGATGAAAAAACTGGAGAGATATTTTTCTTTAAGTTAGACTCTCCAACTCAACCAGCAATAGTAAGAAGATCTGTAGGAACTATTGATTATGAAAAGGGTGAAATTTTACTTAACTCGGTAAACTTCATTTCTACATTAAAAAATGTCCAAGGACAATCAATCATTGAAATTGCAGTGGTTCCAAAGTCTAATGACATCATTGGATTACAGGATTTATATTTGCAACTAGATATTAATAAGAGTACATTAAATATGTTATCGGATGATGTTTCCTCTGGAGCAGATCCATCAGGAACTACATACACGACTACTTCAAGTTACACAAACGGGAACCTAGTAAGACTGTAAGAAATGGTAGATACACGAATCAAAATTAGTTCAATCGTTGCAAACCAACTTCCAGGGTTTGTAAAAGAAGAATTCCCCTTAGTTGGAGAGTTCTTATCACAATACTATCTTTCTTTAGAAGGTCAAGGATCTACTTTAGATATTCTACAAAATATTGATCAGTATATAAAAGTTGATAGTTTAACTAATTTAACTGATTCCACAACTCTTTCTAGTGATGTTGATTTTGTAGACGAAACAATTACAGTAACATCTACATATGGATTCCCACAATCTTATGGATTGATTCAAATTGATTCTGAAATCATTACATACACTGGCATCACCACAAATTCATTTACTGGATGTGTAAGGGGATTTAGTGGAATTACTTCTTACAGGGGATTAAACACGCCAGATGAACTTGTATTTTCTCAATCTGGCATTTCTACACATTCATCAGGATCTACAGTCAATAACTTAAGTGTTATTTTCTTAAAAGAATTTTTAAATAAAGTAAAAAAACAAGTAACTCCAGGATTTGAAGATAGATCATTATATTCTGGAATCGACCAAAATCTTTTTATTAAACAATCTAAAGATTTCTATTCTTCAAAAGGAACAGATCAATCATTCGAAATCTTGTTCAGAGCACTTTATGGCGAAGATGTTGAAGTAATCAAACCAAGAGATTACCTATTCATCCCTTCTGATGCAAAGTATAGAGTATCTAGAGACTTAGTAGTGGAGTCTTTAGAAGGAAATCCTGAAGATCTTATCAATAGAACTTTATTCCAAGATCAAACAGATATATTTCCTGGTGCAAGTGGATCTATAAACGATGTTCAAAAAATAGTAAGAGGTAATAAAGATTACTATGTTATAAGTTTAGATTATGATTTTGACAAGGATATATCTGTAGAGGGATCTGTTTTTGGTAAATTTTCAATACATCCACAGACAAAACTTATTACATCAGTTTCCACTGGATCAACAACACTTGATGTAGATTCTACTGCTGGATTTCCAAATTCAGGAACTTTAATTGCAGATTATACTGACGGAACTTCATCGACTATTACATATGAGTCAAAAACTTTAAATCAATTTTTTGGATGCTCTGGAATTGATCGCTCAATTGATTCTACTCAGGATTTAAGAATTGATTCTTATGCTTATGGATATTCTGGACTAAGCACATCGAATGTTGTTAAAGTAAGAGTCACTGGTGTTCTTTCTGATTTGGATTTATATTCAAATACCTTTTATTACGAACCTGGTGATAAGATAACAACTAAAACTTTAGGTATTGGTTTAACTTCTTACATCGCAAATAACTGGTACTATAATATTGCAACTTCTTATGAAGTTAAATCAATAACACTTCAAAATAGTTCAAACTTTGCATATAATGTAACAACTTATGATGATCACAATTTTGTAATTGGAGATTCTGCAAAGATTATCTTCACTGATGGAACAGAAAGAACAACTAATATTATTTCTATTTCAAATCAAAATAATTTTACAATTAGAGGTCAAGGTCAGTTAGACACTCAAAGAAAGTATACTATTCAAAAAGTACTGTCTAGAGTAAATTCAAATAACTATCCAGATCTCAGCATCTATACAACCAACGTTCAAAATGTGTATGCTGATGGAACTTCTCTTTATGTTGCATCTCCATCAATACCAAACTATCTCGATCAACCACT